GTTGTTGTGAAATATCTAATGTTTTATGTTTCTTTTGTAGTTGATATTGAAGTTCGTTCATCGTAATCTGTTCGTTTTCTTTGAGTAATTGTAAAGCATCTTTCACCTGTTCTTGTGTAATTTTATATGAAATAGCGGGACGATTGGTTCGTGTAATATTATATTGAGTTTTGTATTTTTCAATCCATCGTTTCAAACATATTGAAAAAACGGCGTTGTAAATCTTCAAGGGTGTAAAAAAATGTTACTATACTCTATAGTAATGTTTGGTAGATTCAGAGAGAGTATAAGTAGTGCCGCTAGTAAGGCCAAATCTGGTATAAGTAGTGCCGCCAGTAGTGTCAAATCTAAAACCAACAGTCTCGGGTCGTCTATAGCCGAGAGAAACCGTCGCGCGAGCGCTTCGTTCGGTGATAAAAGTTCGAACGAAAATAGTAGCAATGTTGCCAAGTGTCAAGCGGTCGCCGCGAATATATGCGCGAGCGGTAAGCTTCCTATTGAAGGAGGAGATCTTTACACAAAGAAGGAGATGAATATCCATCCTGCTTCCTCTGACGAAACTCAATCCCCTGAGACGATTAAGATTACATTGTATGAGCTTACCGATTTAGGTAGATCAATTGGAATGAACTACGATGAGAGAAATTACCAGACTATCAGACAGGCTCTTCCCAGTAAGGCAGTCAAACCATCTATCAACGATCCTGCAAAGATGAAACAATATGAGGCAGATATGGCTGTGTTATCAAGCTTGTTGAAAAATAACAATATCAACAGATATAGTTACACAGGTGGTAGAAAGTCTGGACGCAGGGGGCGCAAATCCAATAAGCATACTAGACGCACCAAACACCATAAACGCACTAAGGGAAAGAGACACAAGACGCTTAGACGTAGACGCGGAAAGCGCATGACTCGCCGCTAAACCATTTTTTATGGCGCTATAATGTATACTCATGATGATCCAACAATACATGCACCAATTCTACTGTTGGTCAGTTACTCCATCTACCTGTTTATCGTAGACAAAAGTAACAGAGCAATGATAAATCTATTGTTGTTTTCAATCGTCATCGCAATAGATACGCTCATACATCAGAACATAAACATCAGAAACAACAAGAATACATCATACGTGTAATGTAATGCTTTCACACCAAAGAACATACAAAAATACGAATATTTTTGTATGTACAAATAATTACTACTTTATTTCGTGATAAGTCTCGGGGCCACATTCATCGTAGTGAGCTCCTGGAATAACAACTTGCACGCATACGGTATCTCCACATAACTGAAGTCAGAACGGTTGTCACAGTTCTTACACAGATGGATATGAGTCTTGTCGTTGTATGACGCGATCATACCACACTTCTTACACACATGCACACTGTATTTATCCGATACATCATACATGCGCTCCTTGGTGAAGCGGGCGGCACCATGGGAACACATACAATCTCGCTCCATCTCGCCGAAACGTAGACCACCATCCCTGCTCCTCCCCTCGGCGGGCTGGCGCGTCAGATTCACCATGGGTCCAATGGAACGACTGTGTTGCTTGTCCGCAACCATGTGCTTCAATCGCTGGTAGAATACAGGACCGATAAATACCGACGCATCAATCTGCTCGCCCGTGAGCGCATTATACATGATATCGTTTCCGTTAGACTCATATCCCAAGTTCTGGAGCTCCTTGCAGATGCTAGGCACGTCCAGGTCGCCGAAACTGGTACCATCACCTAATAGACCTAGCTCCACCAATACCTTACCAAGCAATGTCTCCTTCAACTGTCCGATGGTCATGCGCGACGGAATGGCATGCGGGTTGATAATAATATCGGGACGGATACCCGACTTGGTAAATGGCATATCCTTCTCAGGAATTATGTTACCAATGGTTCCTTTCTGTCCATGCCGACTGCTGAACTTGTCTCCATATATGGGCTGACGTTGCGCGCGGAGGCGCACCTTGGCGAACGTGTATCCATCGCCATTGCGATCAAGGTAGTTGCGATCGATATAGGTGTCTTCGTTCGTGCGATACACGCGACTCTGGTCCTCATATTTGATGACCTTGGTGGGATCGTTGCGATTCTCCTTGATGGGAGTCACCTTGGAGATAATGATGTCACGGTTCTCAATGAGCGTATTCTCGTCCACCAACCCCTTGCCATTCACCTTGTTGTAGTTGGCAAACTTCATACCCTTGGTCTTGGTTGAGTCGGGCTTGCAACGGATCTCTTCATCACCATTGACCTTCTGCTTATCCTCGTCCTTCTCCGTGTGGTAAATAGTGGCTTGGAAGAGCCCGCGATCCACAGACCCCTGGTTGAACAGCAATGAATCCTCCTGGTTGTAGCCCGTGTGCGACATGATAGCCACCACCACATTGGTACCCGATGGGATCTTCATGAGGTCGATGATATTCATCAGACGGGTATCCACCAGAGGACGGGTTGGGTAATTCAACACGTAGGCTGTCTTATCCATACGCTCCTGGTAGTTGGTCACATAGACACCCATCGCCTGTTTACCCATCGCACAGTTACTGCTGGCAAAGCCAGATCCTGCAATAAACGAATGGTTTGAACTCTCTACCTCGATATCAGACACCATACAGTCGTCCACTTGGATGACGGTTGCGATCAACGAACACGACACGGGATTGATGCGTTTTTTATCGCTGAATATCCCGATGCGAATACCGTGATTCGCACGCATGTCGTCCACCGTCTTCCAACCCTGATCCGTCATGAACTTGTGGTCGCCCGTGGCGACGATCTCATGACCACTCACAGTGGTCAATCTATATACAGGATACTCGCTTGGACGAACAAACTGATTTATTACGCGGGTGCTAGTAACTTCCATTGTATCTGGGTGGAACGACAACACCTCGTCACCGATGACCACGGTTCCGATAGGCTTCTTACTACCATCCGCCATCCACACGGTTTCTGACGGGTGCAAACACTGATATGTGTTCCTTGGCGACTGGTTATGCTCTGGAAACGGAATACATGACCCAAGAATACCGAAGATAGTACTGGGGTGGATCTCGCAATGCGTGTAGCGATAGAACATATCTTCAGCAGTGCGCTTGTTCAGGTCGGTGGGACGCATCGCGACCATGAGGTTCTGTTGTTCATCAGGATCCACATACTCGATCGCAGAATCGGACGCACGGATATTCGTGAGCAGATCGTCCCATATGAACTCATTGCTTCGCAGCTTCTTGATATGTTCAATGGTCAAGAGGAGCTTGTTCTTTTCAGCTCCAACGCCCACACGAAGAAGTGGGCGAGTAATTCGCCCACCGTCGTTACACACGCGGATCTCATTCTCCTTGTAATTGAACACGATTGACGTGTAGATATTGATGACGCCAGAATACTTATTGCTCTTCAGGATTACATACAACTCGTCAGAGCGGTCGCTCACACCTATCCAACACCCATTCACAAATACCTTGGTCTTGCCATACAGTTCAATGGGTTTAAAATTGTCAATAGGGTTGATGAAGTCGGTCAATGTACTCATATACTCATGCAGAGGCGCGGAGAAGGTATTTACGGTGATGTGTGCAAGGTAGCTGAGGTTCTTGACGATGCCGACGGATTGACCTTCTGGGGTCTCCGCGGGACACAGGAATCCCCACGAAGTACCATGCAACTTGCGGGGTGCGACCAGCTTACCACTTTTGTCAATCGGTGTGGAGATACGTCTCGCATGACTCAAACTGGAAATGTAGGTGAGACGATTGAGCACTTGCGCAACACCTGCCTTATTGCTGTTCAGGTGCTTGACACCGAAATCACCAGTGGATAGCGCACGCTTCAGACCGTTCTCTATCGTGGTTGATTTTATTATTTTGTATATGTTTGTCTGGTTGATGATATTCTGGACGTCGTCTGTGGATTTCCATGAACCAGTATTGATCTCACGAATCACCTGCTTCTCCATGTCCTTGACAACCTTGTTGAAGTAGTTACGGAACAAGTTGTTCAGTAGCACACCACACAAGTCTATGCGCTTGTTGGCATAGGAGTCGCGGTCGTCGCCTTCGTTGTGGCCGAGACTGGCACGAATCAGTTTGTTGGTCATGTAGCCCAGGAAGTACATCTTGCGCTCCTTGGTGTTGCAGTGTGGGAACATGTCGTTGGTAATCACATCCGTTGCGAACTCGCGTTTCTTCCTTTGTCCCGCCTCGCGGTCCATATTGATCGGAGTGTACATCACATGCGAGGTGATGTAGGCCAGACACGACTCCTTGTCAGGGAGGTCGGCGGCATCGCGAACGGAGGCTTGTAAGAACTTCAGCATATCGGAATGATTCTCGCTATCAATGTCCAACAGAATCATATCGCAGATATGCTTGTCGGACTGAACTCCTAGAGCACGGAACAGTGCGAACAAGGGGACGGCTTGCTTGATGCGTGGAAGCTGCACCGTGATGGGGAAACCGAATCCACCATTCTTTGAAGACACCATCATGTTGATCTGTTTGGGTGAGATGCATTTGAAGTCGGGAATGGATTTGATTTCCGCCTGCCATGTATATTTGGTACTGTTCTTGCTGACGTTGAAACAGTAGACACGATTCTCGGCGGACCTCTCCTGACCCAACACTGTCTTCTCGGACCCATTGATGATGAAGTAGCCTCCAGCATCAAACTTGCACTCGCCTGTACTCAGATGACTCACATGGCGGTACTGGTTTAGAACACAGATAGAGGACTTTAGCATGATGGGAAGCTTACCGATATGGATATTAGGAATCTTCTTGTGGAAGACCTGACTGTTCTCCAGATTCGGTCCATTTCGCACAAGATATTTAATATGCACATCAACTGTCATGGTAGAGGAGTAGGTGAAGTTGCGCAGACGCGCCTCCTGGGGGAACATGATCTTGGTGGCACCATTGTTCTCTTGGATCTGGGGACGGTAGATACTGAAGTTTTCAAAGTTGATATCAATCTCTAAGGAGTTCTTCCCGCTCTCTGCGTCATAGTCTTGTTCGGACACGATATGCACAGGATTGAACATATCAATCGTCTGCTGGATCTGGCGATTCACGAACAGATTGTATGACTCTACTTGATGACGCACTAGGCGTCCAAGATGATCACCTTTGAAATAGGAACTGATGATATCCCAGGGCGCCTCAGTATAAGAACCGTCAGACCAGTCGGTTGCGTCTGAAACTGTTACAGAATCTGTAACAATCGGGTTGGTGGCGAGGCGCTCCATTACCTCATCCGCCTCTACTGATGCTGCTGCTGCTGCTACGATTGTAGTAGAGCTATCATTAACTTGGGTTGGTACAATCGCCTTCGCCGCCTTCGCCGCCTTCACCGCCTTGGCTTTTGTGACTTTGATGGTTTTGGTAGGTGGTGGTACGGAGAACGTCGGCATGATTATCGATGAACGGGATAAGAGTTGAGTGTAACCTCTGGTGTATAAGAACTATGCGTATAAGAGTACCGCGCTCACACGAATCAATTTATGTTTAGGCGCTACATTCCGAAATAATTTTTATGCTTGTATACCAGCGATTTATCTGACCACTTGATATTATATCATACATATGCAAGCAAACAACGCAAATAACAGTAGTCCCAATAATGGAACCCGAAAGACAATTCAGATAAACCATGATTTTTTCAAGATTGGTAAAAAAGGAGGAGCACCCAATAAGGTGACTCGTAGCGCTACTACTAAGAAAGTCAAACCATTGAAGAAGAATACAATCAAACAGGAACTCACTAAACGAATTCAAGAGAGAAAACAGAAGGACCTAGATGATATTTATCAAAAACGGTCTGACACTGAGTCGTCCCAGGAACACCAACCCGTACAGACAGAGCTCTCCAAATCGCTGTCGTATCTCAACGAGTTCGTGAAAAACAAGAAGAAACAACGATCGGTTACTGGAACAGGAGTGGTCAAAAAAAAGGCTCGCAATAAGACCATCAAACAGCGTTCTGAACCCATGGTCAATGTGGATCTACCCACGGAACTGATTATGGGTATTTCTCCAACCATCATACCCCCTATTGTACAGCATATGATACCCGCATTTGCCACCGCACCTACCACCGCACCGTTGACAGCGTACACGTACACGACGACCGCGCCTCCATATAGTAATCTCAAAAACTCGACGGGTGGAAAACCGAGCTACCGTGCATGGAATCAGACGAGAAAACGGTCATCGGGTTCAATGGGAGAGAAAAGGACGGGGGGAAGCACCAGCACCAATACGATCCGTATCGGTGGAACCGACGACAGTGATCATGGATTGGTCATTCCACATGAACCGTCCGAACGCGAACGCAAACTTGCCGCGGCTAAGAAAAAACCCACTGTTTCTCTCTACGATAAGAAGATAGCACCTATTGTAATCCCTATGATAAGTACGCCCACTGTACCTGTACCAGCCATGGTTCCTGTAAATGTTGGAGGGAATGTACAAGTACCAGTAGCACACGCACCAGCGCCAACACAACGAACCATCAGACGAACCGTCAAGCGAACGTACACGGTGGGGAGACGCAAGGGCGGAAAGACGGTCTCCGTACTCATAAAGAATCTCAAGACACGGAAGAAGGTACATGACGCAAAGAAAGTACTCAAGAAGGCGGAGATTGGAGAGATAAAATCGTTCCTGAAATCTAAGGGACTCTTGAAATCAGGTAGTGTCGCTCCACCCAACGTGTTACGAGAAATGTACGAGAGCGCCATGATGGCGGGCGATGTACACAATCTTAACGATAAGATCGCAATGCATAACTACATAACCGATGACGATAATTAGGTTGATGAAATCTTGAATACAAAAATAATTAACACTGACCAAAATTGATTCATTGTATAGACGTGTTCCATAATGTATTTAAAACACCCCCATACTATATATCACATTATGCCGATATATACATGTGAACAATGCGGAATGGGATTTCAACAGCGATGTCGGTACCTGATCCACCAAGCACGGAAGACACCTTGTGGAACGGGACAAGCACTCGCACCTGTACCACCTGTACCACCTGGTGTACAAGTGAAGACAATGCGCTACCTAGGCAACAAATCCAGTCTCCTCGAGTTTATTTACGACACCATTGATAAGTATGTGGTTCGGTCTGGTCTCGCGCGCACCATCTTTGATGGGTTTGGAGGCACGGGAAGCGTAACTCAATACTTCGGTCGCCAGGGATTCATTGTGACATCAAATGATGTAGCGTCATATGCGTTCCGTCTATGCTTCTCGCGAAACAATGTCGCGCTCACCGATCTGCGCTTCGAACATGTGGGCGGTACGATTCAAAATGTGATTGAAACGCTGAACGCCTGCAGACACAAGGGATTCGTGTATTACAACTATTCTCCAAACAGCGAGCTTGAACATGAACGCAAGTATTTCACAAACGAGAACGCTGAGATCATTGACGGTATACGAACACAGATAGAGACGTGGCATCAGGACAAGAAGGTGACCTACAAGGAATATATGCATCTCGTATCGATGCTCATTGAAACTGCATCACTGTTCTCAAATATACCTGGCACATATGGAGCGTTCTTGAGCAACTGGGACTCGCGCGCGTTGCGCACGCTGGAGCTGACCGAGGGAGTACATGATAACCTACTCGCACACCACGTGCAAACCATTGAGAATGAGACGACAACCAATACCACATACAACCGCAATCTACGCGACATACTCTCCGAAGTGACGAGCGATGTCCTGTACATTGATCCCCCATACAACGAGCGCGACTATCTATCTTACTATCACGTGTTAGAGACTATATCAAAATACGACAACCCAGAACTGAAGAACAACAAAACGGGCACCAAAGCGGTGTCTACCAAATCGGCGTGGTGCAGCAAGAAGACGGCGTGCGCCGAACTGGAGCACGTGGTAACTCACTCGTCTGCAAAGCTGATTGTGATGAGCTACAACGACGAGGGTATCATTCCTATGGAGTTTATTCGTGATGTGTTCATGAAGCATGGGACATATCACGTGGAGAAAAAACAGGTACGTCGGTTCAAATGTGCACACGTGGAGAATGCACCCATCGTACATGAATATCTACACATTCTGGAACGGGGCGATGCGACTACCGTATCTGAACCTGTCCAAGTAACAATAGAACCTGTCCAAGTAACAATAGAACCTGTCCAAGTAACAATAGAACCCGTCCAAGTAGTAGCAGTAGAACCCGCCCCCCTCATCATCTCCAATACGTCAGTTACTACGGCGTTCGGGACAATGTACAACGGCTGTTGCCTGACAGGTATGGCAGCACTAGAATCAGGCTCCGTTGATCTGGTGTGCTGTGACCTGCCATATGGTCTGACTGAGTGCAAATGGGACACAGTGATCGACCTTGATCAGATGTGGGCGCAGTACTCCAGGATCATCAAACCCAACGGCACCATCATTCTGTTCGGACAACAGCCATTCACGAGCCGACTCGTGGCGTCAAACTACGCCATGTTCAAGTATTCACTTGTCTGGCAAAAGTCAAAACCTGGAGGGTTCGCGCAGGCCCCGTACAAGATACTATGCGAACATGAAGACATTCTGGTATTCACCTACGGAAAGACCACCAAGAACTCGGCCAACCGCATGACATACAACCCACAAGGGACGACCAGTTGCAACATAGCAATGAAGGGGAAAACGGGAAGCACCGAACACCGCAAGGGGCGATCGACCCAAGCAGACTACGTACAGACCACCACGAATTACCCACGCAGTATTCTGAAGTTCGGTAACGAAGGACGCGTGAAGCACCCAACCCAGAAGCCTCTGGCGCTGATTGAATACCTGATCAATACATTCTCAAACGAGGGCGACGTTGTGTTAGATAACTGTATGGGATCGGCTACCTCCGCGGTAGCGTGCATCAATACGAACAGAAAATATATAGGATACGAGAAAGAGGTGATATATTACAACGTGTGCAACGAGCGCATTGGTATTGCGGTCGATGCGGTGGGGGCAAAAGAAACAGGATCAGAGGAGACATAATTAGAGTAGGAGTTCATCGTCTGTCCAGGTAGGCACCTGACGCATCAAGTGCAAATAGCACAGGGAACTGCAAATCATCATATTTTGATATATTTTTTATGCAGTCAATTGTGACGCATAGACCACGACGAATCGTGTATTCTGGATACTCGCTCTGAACCATATCTACGAACTCTGATAGGTGTGCGGAGCCCAGCTGGACAACGCCCTTGCGAATGTCGGACTCTACTTTACCCTCTACGATGGTAATCTCTTTTTTCACTGGATCTGCAAACAGTATGTCGGGACGATTCATCGTTCTTCCCACGCTCACGGATTGTCCGTTTTCAGACAATACTGAAGTCAATGCGCAACCACCATGGTTGGAGAATATCGTAGCACACGATGACGTCATCTGGCACAGAATCGTCGCCAACTTTTCGGTCATGCTATGCTCAACAACAAAATATTGGGATGGTAGTGGAGGTGGGACAGGATTGACAGTGATACCATCGAATTCGATATGTAGTCCGTGGATGGAGTACCACAACTTCGACTTGGGACACTTATCAAAGTACTCTTGTAGCACGTTGTGATTTGTAATGATGTTCCGACTGTTTGGCTCCAACTTGTCGACCGCATTCAGTAGTCCGCTCAACAAACCCACGTTGGGGTCATGTGATATTTTGCCCGCAAACGCATTCTTTCCTTTGTCCAGCTTTATGCTGACATCAAATACATGGGTTAACACGCGAGTTTTCACGTTCAATAAACGTCGGTGCGCAAGTTTTACGCTGACATTACCCTTTTTTTCGGGAATATTATTCTTACATTGTATCATATCGTCAACCGAGATAAAGGGACCGATCTCCATCACGGTGCCCATATCGGTGATACTATTTACAACATCATCCTTACTGTTCATGAACAGACGTATACCGATGGTTGTCATCAACTTGAATCCGAATACAGCCGTCGGAGTGAGCTTGGTCAGCGTCCAGTTCGCGTCTAACCAAAACATGACTGGGATGGCAGTCGAACGCGGATAGAGTCGGAAGTAGGTTGTGAACTTGATAATTCGCTGGTTCACAGCAGTGTTCCTGGACTCTTTGTCCGACGTCTTGGTGGACTCCAGGATACACAATGCGTGTTCGGCGCTACCTGTGGCACATGGATCGGGTGCACCCGCGAACAGCATGTAGTCGACACAAGATGTCGTCCCCTTAAACAAAATGATGTGTATGGTTGCTCCCATGACCCGCGCCATCCATTTTCCAGAAAACTTGTGGTCGATGATGCATGGTGTGATTGGCGTATCGGGTCCCGTCATACTACTATCTTGGGTCTGAACGAATCCGATGACGCCTAACATGCATCGAATCTCGTCTATGTTTGGATATTCCTCTGTGTATACCGTGTACACTGCAACGGGATTGCTCTCATCACATATATGAACTTGTTCCATTATATATGTATTATTTTCTATTGGTGAATTAGGTGTTTATATGCCACAGATAGGTTGGTGAGAATGATTTCAATTCTTTTAACTGTATGTAGTCATATCATATCGCATTTACAGATTGATCTTGGCGGTCTTGCGGTCCAGCACGAGGCTCCTACAAATGATCCCGACGTTGCGATCTTCCAGCTTGACGTCATCTACCTTCAACACCTCCACGATCAATGTGTGGTACTGGTTGCGCCGCGAATCGGTACCTCGGAAATGGTCTGGATACGTCTCTCGCCATTCAGGTACGACATTACTGAGCTTCTTGCCGATGAAGTAGAGAGAGTTGTTCAGCCGTTTGAGAGCGGCTTCGCCTT